AGGTTATAATAGAGATAGTTAATAGTATGTGCGCGTGAGGGTGGTGGATATGGTTTTTTATGGTAAACAGCTTTTATTTGTGGAGGAATACCTGAAAGACCTGGACTCCTACCAGGCTGCTCTTAGAGCTGGTTACAAGAACGGGGATACAGGTCAGAACCTGCTGAATAATCCAGACATAAAGGCTTTGATTGACGAGAGAATTGAGGAGCGCAAACTTATGGGGGTTACCCCTGATATGGTTATTGCGGAGCTTGCCAGGATAGCTTTTGCTGACTTGACTGACTTCGTCAAATGGACTAAAACTGGTAGAATCGGCCTTAGACCTTGCGACCAAGTTGATGGTAAGGTCTTATCAAGTATTGAAGAGACTATAAACGGTAAAACCAAGACCAGGAAAGTCAAGTTGCATGACAAGTTGAAAGCCCTGGAGCTTCTGGGTAGACATTTAGGAATGTTCACAGATAACATGAAGGTTAATGCTGAACTTCAGGTACAGATTGTAGATGATATAAAATGAAACAGGTTATGCTGTCTGAGAAGGTTTTACCAGCTTTTACAGATTTCTGGAAGGTTTGTAACGATGACAAATACTTATATAAGGTCTTAAAGGGTGGACGGAATAGCAGTAAGTCCACCCATATTAGTGTTCGCATCATATACGAGCTGATGAAGAATCCCACTAATGCTTTGGTTATAAGAAAAGTAGGAACCACACTGAGTGAGTCTGTTTATGAGCAGCTTATCTGGGCTATTGACTACCTAGAGGTTGGGCCCTACTGGAAAGCTACTAAAAGCCCTTTGAGCCTGATATATTTACCAAGAGGTAACCGGATAATATTCAGGGGTGGGGATGAGCCTCAGAAAATAAAGTCTATCAAGACTTCCAAGTACCCAATATCTATCCTGTGGGTAGAGGAATTACCAGAGTTCAAGACTGAGGAAGAGATTGATGTAATAGTCAACTCTATACTCAGGGCTAAACTTCCCAAAGGACTAAAGTACAGCATATTCTTCAGTTACAACCCCCCCAAAAGGAAACAGAATTGGGTTAACAAAAAGTACAATACCAAGTTTATTCCAGAGAATACATATGTTCACCATAGCGATTACAGAGACAACCCTTACTGCTCTGAGGCTTTCCTGGAAGAAGTAGAGAATGTTAGGAAAGCTAACAAACACAAGTACGACTGGATTTACTTGGGTAAGCCTATTGGTGGTGGGGTTGTACCTTTTGATAACCTAACCTTCAGGCCTATAACAGATGCAGAGATAGCCAGATTTGATAACATACGTCAAGGAATTGACTGGGGTTATGCTATTGACCCCTTCTCTCTGGTTAGAGAGAACCTGGACTTGAAGCGCAGAAAGCTGTATATATTTGGTGAAGTATATGGAGTCAAGCTCAGCAATCGGGAGGCTGCTGTAATTATAAAGGAAAAAGGCTGGCAAGACATCTTGATAACAGCTGACTCAGCTGAGCCCAAGAGTATCGCTGAGATGAAGGATTATGGGTTAAAGGTCAAAGGAGCCAGGAAAGGGCCAGGGTCAGTAGAGTACGGGGAGAAATGGCTGGATGACTTGGAAGAGATTGTAATTGATCCTGTCAGATGTCCTAATACAGCAAGAGAGTTTGAGAATATAGATTACCAAGTGGATAAAGATGGTAATATCAGGAGTAAGCTGGAAGACAAAGATAACCATAGTATTGACGCTACCAGATACGCCTGTGAGGGAGACATGAAGAGAACCAAGAAAATTACTAGCAAACCAAAGGGGTGGTAATTATGTTAACTTCTCTGGACTTTCTAGCTACAGGACAGCAATGGCCTCCTGTGAGCGAGACAGAAAGATTGAAACTGTACAGGGATAACAAGCTGTTGTTCAAGGGTAGTCATGACAAGGTGTTCAAGGACTGGGTCAGGATATTGCGTGAAGACCAAAAAGCTATCCTGAAGCTAATCCTAAACTGGAACAAACGCTTGACCTTGTTGTGGGCTGACCTTCTCTTGAGCGAACCGCCATACATATCTGCTGGAAAGCCAGAAAGTCCAGAGCAAGCTGTTATAGATAGGTACATAGACAACAAGTTGCTGAATACAGCTTATGAGGTAGCTATTGATATATCCAGGTTTGGACATGGTGTATTTAAGACCAGATATGATGGGACTAAAGCTGTTATAGAGGGCCAACCGCCTGAGTATTGGTTCCCTGTATTTAACCCAGATAATGCCAAGGAGATAGTCTGTCATGTGTTCGCCTGGACTTTTGAAAAGACAGAATCTTTAAGGATAGGCCTGGGTGCTCGCAAGAACAAGTACCTGAAGTGTGAGATTCATGAACCTGGTAAAATCACTACTAGGTTGTATATGATGAACGGTGAAAGGATAGGAAGCCAGGTAGAGAAGGATGCTGTGGTAGCTACAGGAATAAAGGCAATGCCTGTTGTAGTAGTCAGTAATATAGCCACTACAGACAGTATTATGGGTCTTGATGACTATACCGACTTAGACAGCATTATACAAGAAATAGAGACAAGACTGGCTCAAATAAGCCGAGTTTTGGACAAGCATTCTGACCCAAATATGTATGGGCCTGACACAGCTCTTGAAGAAGATCCAAAGACAGGCCAAGCAACCTTCAAGGGCGGCGGCAAGTACTTCCCTATATCTGAAGGAGACCAAATTCCTGGTTATGTTGTATGGGAGGGTCAGTTGGAAGCTGCCTTCAGACAGATAGAGCTGCTTATGAGTCAGTTGTTTATGTTGTCTGAGACTAGCGCAGCTTGCTTTGGAGAAATGAAGGCTGGACTAGCTGAGTCTGGGTCTGCTTTGAAAAGGCTGATGATGGCTCCTTTGGCTAAAGCAGCTAGAATACGCATGAATTTTGACCCTGGCTTGAGAGAGATAATTAAAATTGCCTCCGAGCTGGAGGTAGCCCAGGGTATGACAGGCTCCGTAAAGATTGAGAGCTTGGGTATTGAATGGAACGATGGGTTGCCAGAGGACAATACTGAAACTATACAGAATGAGACAACAGCTTACGGTACTGGAATTACCAGCCTTGAGAGCAGTGTTAAGCGTACTTACGGTATTAGGGGTAAAGCTCTCCAGGAAGAGCTGGATAAGATTAAAGCTGATAGGCCAGAGACTCCAGAGATAACACCAGTTGTTGAGGAGTGATTACCTATACAGAGGCAGGGCTACCCCCGCCCTGCCTCTCTATAAGGAGTTGGTAAAATGCCTGATATTACAGACTTAGAAGCTCAAAAACTTATAAGGATGTATGAGAAAGCTGAAAAAGACTTGCTTGAGCGTATTAATACTGCTTTGTTAAGAGGTAACCAAACAGAGTATTTAGTTGGCTTAAAGAAGAATAGTCAGGCCATTCTAGCTGACTTACGCAAGGGCTCAAAGGGCTGGTGTGAAAAGTCTATCCCTAGAGTATATGCTTTTGGAGCTGGTAAGGGAGCTTTTGGTGATATTCACCAGCAAGCTATGAAGATTTTAGCAGAAAGCTCTTATGGAAGATTGGAAGACATGACTACCTATATAGGGCGAAGGGTTGATGACGTGTACAGAACCTTGGCTCTGGAGAAGGTTACTGGGACTGTAGCTGGTTATGATACTTGGAAACAGGTAGCCAAGAGGTATCGACAAGACCTGGCTGACAAGGGTATAACTGGGTTTCAGGATAAACTTGGACGTAAATGGAATATGCGGTCTTACACTGAAATGGTAGCTATTACAACAACTATGGAAGCACAACTGGAAGGTACAAAGAACCGTATCTTGGAAAACGGCGGGGACTTAATCAAGATTAGCGATCACCCAGGAGAATGTGAACTCTGCAGACCTTGGGAGGGTAAGATACTATCGCTGACTGGTAAAACAAAGGGCTATCCAACCTTAGAAGAAGCCAAGGCTGCTGGACTATTTCACCCTAGATGTAGGCATGCTTATGGTATGCACGTTGACTTAGACGCAGAGATAGCTAAACTGGAAAACAGGGGGTGATTCAGTATCTACTGCTCTTTTTAAAGGTGCAGAGCCTAAAGAACACGATAACTCAAGCTGGAGGATTGCCAGCCTAAAAAATAGGAGGTTGAGAGAATGTCGAAAGAAGTATTGAAGAAGTTGTTGGGAAATCTGTATACCGACCAGATTGGAGAGGCTATTGGTACTAATGAGCTGGCCGTTGTTAACGATGGTAGCTACATACCTAGAGCCAAGTATACAGAAGAGGTCAAAGACCTGAAAAGCCAGCTAAAAGCCAGGGACGAACAGCTGGAACAGCTCAAGTCTAAAGCTGCTGGTAGTGAGGCTCTCCAAAAGGAAGTTGAAAGACTCCAAGCTGAGAACAAGGAGACAACTACCCAGTACGAGACTAAAGTACAACAGCTTCAGCTAGACCATGCTCTGGAAAGAGCCTTATCTTCAAACAAAGCAAAAAATCCCAAAGCAGTCAGGGCGTTATTGAACCTGGAGAATATCAAGCTGGACGGTGAAAAGTTGCTTGGTCTCGATGACCAAATCAAGACTCTCAAAGAGTCCGATGCTTATCTGTTTGGGGAGGGTGGAACTGTAGGCACTTCATCTAACCCAGCTGGATCAACATCAAACGAAGGTGCCGCTGCCGCTAGCATGAATAGCTTTATTCGTGGGGCGATAGGGCGATAAACAAGAAGGAGGTATTATATTATGTCGTATGATGGAATTATTACAAGAAACGATGCTGCTGCGCTGATTCCAGAAGAGGTCAGCCGTGAAATTATCCAGGGAGTTGTAACCAGCTCTGCTTGTATGCAGCTGTTACGTAGACTTCCCAATATGTCCCGAGCTCAACAGCGCATCCCTGTATTGTCTTCCCTTCCCACAGCTTATTTTGTATCTGGGGATACTGGCCTGAAGCAAACTGCTGAAATGGATTGGGGCAACAAATTCTTGGATGCTGAAGAGATTGCCTGTATTGTACCTATCCCTGAAGCTGTCCTGGATGACGCTAACTATGATATCTGGGGCGAAGTAAAACCCAGAATTATGGAAGCGTTTGGAGCCGTTATTGATGGGGCTATCCTGGTAGGTACAAATAAACCAGCTTCTTGGCCGGATGCTATCTTGACGGGAGCTACTAAAGCTGGCTCCGTTGTTAAACTAGGTTCTGGCGAAGACATCTATGATGATATCATGGGTGAGGATGGTATCCTGTCTCTGGTTGAGGATGATGGTTTTGTAGTAACCGGACACATAGCCATAAATACCATGAAGGCCAAACTTCGGGGGTTACGGGATGCTAATGGTGTGCCAATATTTGTGAAGGGTATGGGTGAAAAGACTACCTATCAGCTGGATGGAGAGCCCATGTACTTTGTGAATAACGCTGCCTTTACAGCAGCCTCTGCCTACCAGATTTCTGGTGCTTTCAACCAAGCCGTATACGCCATGCGTCAAGACATTACTTATAAAATCTTGACCGAGGCAGTTATCCAGGATAATACTGGGGCTATTGTATATAACTTGGCTCAGCAGGATATGGTTGCTCTGCGTTGTGTAATGCGGTTAGCTTGGCAGGTACCAAACCCTATCAACCTGCAAAATCCCAATGAAGCAAGCCGTTATCCTTTCGCTGCCCTGATTCCAGCTTAATCTGAATTATCTACTATAAGGAGGTAATAGACATGAGTTTTTATCCATTTAACCCAACACTAGGTCAGAATATGCAAACTAGTGTTCCTGGTGTAGCTGTAGATAGAGCTTTTATAGCTCATTTTCAGGTATCCGAGGCTGGTGCTGTAGCTGCTGACGCTGACGGAGTACATGCCGCAATAACCTGTAGTGCAGATGTAGTGGTTACAGTCAATGATGGGTTTACTGCCCCTCCTGTGCCTAGAAGCATTACAGCTACTGCTGGCGGTACTACTGGCAGCATCAAAGCTGTAAAGGTGAAAGTCTATGGTACAAACTATCTTGATGAAGCCATCAGTGAAGAGCTAGATGCCTTTACTCTGGATACTGCAGGAACTGTTGAAAGCGACAAGGCTTTTAAGACGGTTACCAAGGTAGAGATTCCTGCCATGGACGGTGCGGGAGTTACTGTAACTATAGGCTTTGGAGACAAGATAGGACTGCCCTTTAAGATGTCTCACGGTATTTTATTGGATACCTTCCTTAACAACGCGGTAGAGGCAACACCGGCAACTATGACTGTTAGCGGTACAGCCATAGAGTCCAACACTATTGACCTTAGCTCTGCCTTAAATGGCAACATAGTTGATGCTTATATTATAGTATAAGTCAGGGGGTGGAAACGTGCCCGTTGAAATTGCGGTAGGCACAAATTCTTACCTGACCTTGGAAGAGGCTGTAGACTATTTTGGAGGTAGGCTTTTTACATCTGATTGGGATAGTGCTCCTGATGACGATAAGGCCAAAGCCTTGATTATGGCTACAGCCTCTCTCAACCGTAAACGGTACAAGGGTAAGAAAAAGGTAGAAACCCAAAAATTCCAATTTCCACGCTGTTATCCTGTCAATCCTTTGTCTCACGCGGAGGTTATTGGTAACCTGCCCGAGTATGACCATAAGGAAAGCTGGTATTGTGAGCAGGAAGTGTCTGATATAGTCAAGAAGGCCTGTTGTGAAGAGGCTTTGGCTATGTTAGAGAGAGGCAACAGCCAAAGACTAAAGCTCAGACAAGAGGGCGTAACCTCCATAACTATTGGGTCATTGAGAGAATCTTATGGGGTTATGCCAGGCAAAGGGTTTCTGTCTCTGGAAGCTAAAGAGCTGTTAAAGTCATATTTGGCTGGGGCGGTGTTGGTAACATGATTAAAGGATATTTAAACCAAACCGCAACTTGGCAACAAGCTACTGGAGTAAACAGCTATGGGGAACCTACCTTTGCCGAGTCTAAGTCTATTAAGGTTCGCTGGGAAGGTAGACGAAGGTTGGTAAGAGACAAAGAAGGCAGAGAAGTTGTGTCTGAAGCCTTGGTATTTTGTACTGACTCTGTAGAGCCTGACGACACTTTAGAGTACGGAGGGCGTACGTGGCCAGTTATAAATGTCAGCCTGGTGCCCAGTTTGGACGGTAGCGACAGTCACCGGGAGGTATCTGTGTAATGGGGTGGAAGATTAAGGAGTCAGCCCTAGTAGCCAAAAGAGCTGGCTTAAAAGCACTACAGTTAGGGGCTGAAAAGATATTAACCGAGGCTATTGATGAGGCCCCAGTAGAGTCAGGTACTCTAAGGCGTAGCGGGGTTGTATCTGTAGGGATGTTGCCTGACAGCCCTTCAGTATATGAAGCAGCAAAAGCTGGAACTTCCATAAGTATTGGAGAGGGCAAGGAACCAGCTGTATATATCAGCTTTAACACTCCCTATGCTAGAAGGCAACATGAAGAGCTAGGGTATGTACATCCTCTTGGGGGGAAGCCCAAGTACCTTGAAGACCCTTTCAACCGTAATAAGGCCAAGGTATTGACGTTTGCTGGCTTAGCTATTAAAAAAGCTCTAAGAGATTTGAGGTGATGTCTATGTTGGAAGCTATCAGTACCTACCTGGCTACCAAACAAGTAGGAACTGTAGGTACTGACTTGTTTTTAGGTCAAATGCCAGATAAGCCAGACAATTGTACCGTTCTATTTGAGTACGCTGGGAGTCCTCCAGACTTGCATTGGAAGGGAGAATATCCAGGCCTTCAAGTAAGGGCTAGGAATACCAGTTATTCTTTGGCTAGGACAAAGATAGACTCTGTAGTAAAGGCACTACATGGGCTTCACGGACAGACTTTATCGGGTACAAAGTATTTGCTTATCAAGGCCAAAGGCTCTCCAGAAATATTAAAGCGTGACGAGAACAACAGAGTAGAGCTTTTTGTAAACTTTGAAATCATTAAGGAGGTTGGTTAACTATGGCAATAGAAGGAACTGGTGGTGGAGTCTCTATTGGGGCTAACAAGATAGCTGAGATTGCTAACTGGAGCCTTGATTTAGGGGCTGACGATATTGATATTACCAGCTTTGATAGCCAAGGCTGGAAAGAATACCTGGCAGGTCTGAAAGAATGGTCTGGTAGTTTAGAAGGCAACTTCATGCCTGAAGACACTAACGGCCAAAAAGCCATATTAGCTGCCTGGTTATCGGGCACAGCACTAACCTTTACCCTTAAAGTCAGTGATACCGTATCTTTCACAGGGAACGCCTTTGTAAAGCCCAGTATAGAAGTCCCTGTAGATGATAAGGTTAGTTTCAGCTGCGACTTTACAGGTACTGGTGCTCTTGGATTACCGGCATAAGGGGTGGTATAAATGGCTATAGCTGGAATGACTGGAGCTGTATACGTTTCTGATGTAAATACAGCTCCCATATCCTTTACCGATGAACCTTGTACTGGTGACGTAACCAGGAAAAGGTTTCAAATTGACGACACTTCCTTGCGGTACTGGAGCCCAAATACTGTAACTGTAGAGGTAGAAGGCATAGCGGTTACCTCTGGCTTTATTTTGGAGTCTGTTGGGGGTATCGTTGTATTTGAAGAAGCTAGGGATATATATGATGAGGTGACTGTGTCTGGGAAAGCTCTGACGCTAGCCCAAGCAGGAGGCTTTTTCAACTGGAACCTTGATGGTGACGGAGAAGATGTGGACGCTACCACATTCGCTAGCGAGGGTTGGAAAGAGTTTGTCCGTACCTTAAAAGGCTGGTCTGGGAGTGCAGAGGCTTATTGGGGAGATACTCAATTCTTTGACTCTCTAGGTAAAACTGTAGTAATGCAGCTATTCTTGGGCTCTGGAGAAGACAAGACTTGCCTGGAAGGCCTGGCTATCATTAACGGGGATGGTGTTGAAACTCCTGTAGAGGGTCTAGTCCAGGAGACTGTGGACTTTACAGGTACTGGTCCATTATATATAAGGGAGGGCTAAACTTGCGTAATGCAGTAGTCAGCTTTGCTGGCAAAGATATCAGAGTTGAAGAAAAGCGTATTGGAGAATTGGAGAAGATAGTGGCTGAACTTTTCCCAGAGAGTGCCGGTAATATACGCAATATTGACTTGAGCAAACTCCTGGAGCAAGCTGGATTTGATTTGCTCTATAACAAGTTGCTTGTGATATTCCCAGACATTACTGAAGACGATGTAAAAAATTCTTACATGAGCGAGATTGAGAACTTAGTTGAGGCTTTTGTAAACGTAAATTTTACTGGTCTGAAGCGGACAGTAACCCCGCTGATGGGTTTGATTCAGGCTGGGTTAGCGCAGAAATAGTTGTACTACTTGGCCGTCAATTCGGATGGACTATTGACGAAATCAAGCTGCTGAAGCCCAGTGAGCTTGCTTCTGTACTTACGGAATTACAACGCCAGCTAAGTATAGAAACCTATAACGAACAGCAAAATCACTGGGCTTTTCTAGCAGCGGTAATGACTAATGGTTTCTCTGGAATTGCGGGTATGTTTAGTAAACGCAAACCAAAAACAGTTAGCCCTGAAGATTTCATGGGTAAAGAAGCCAAGAATGCTTTCCAGAAACTGATAAAGAAACCAAAAGTCTGGGAACGCCACATACAGGATGCTAAATCTAAGGGTCTAACTGGGCCTTGGGGGTGATAAAGTATGCTAGTTGGAGAAGTATTTGCACGCATGGGGCTAGATAGCACCAATTATGAAAAGGAATTGGGTAGACTTGAAGGAGTTACTAATAGACAAGCCACTACCCTAGGAACTGTATTTAAGGGGGCTTTCTCTGTAGCTTTGGGTATAGGTGTATTTGAAGCTGTTAGGAGAGGTCTTGGAAAATTAACCGGAACTGTTATTAGTTATAACGCCCAAATGCAACAAGCTCAGATAGGCTTCACTACTATGCTGGGAAGTGCTGACAGAGCAGCTGTATTCTTGGAGGACTTAGCTGATTTTGCTGCAAAAACGCCTTTTGAATTCCCAGAATTACTTGACGCTTCCAAGAGGATGTTGGCTTATGGTTTTGAAGCGGGGAGAGTACTGCCTATCATGGAGGCTGTGGGTAATGCTACAGCTGGTCTAGGTATGGGAGCCGATGGTATAAACAGGATAATATTGGCTCTGGGACAAATGCGGGCTAAAGGCAAACTGTCTGGGGAAGAAATGAGGCAACTTACTGAGGCTGGGATACCTGCCTGGGAAATGTTAGCAAATGCTATGGGTAAGACCACAGCTGAGATTATGGACATGCAACAAAAGGGCTTAATACCAGCTGATAAAGCTATAGACATGATTATAGAAGGGATGAACAAGAAATTCCCAGACATGATGAAGAATATGGAGAATACCTGGGAGGGCGTTACTTCTACTATCAAAGACGTGTGGAACATGACTATAGGGGCTATTGGAGAGAATCTATTCAAAGGGTTATTATCCTGGTTACAAGGGGTCAGAGACTTCGCTACTGACTTTTATGCCGTGTTCCGTAAACAGGGGCTACAACAAGCTATCCAACAATCATTTGGACCAGAAATAGCTGCCCTAGTAAGTATTTTGACGGCTGTTATGAGGGGCTTTGCTGCTATAGTAAGGACTGCTACTGGGTTTATTCAACAGTACGGCACACAGCTGAAGTTTGTGGTAACCGTTATGGCTACCTACTATACTCTTACCAAAGCCTTGGCGGTAGCTCAGTGGGCTCTGGTAGCTGCGACAGCTGCGGAAAAAGGCCAGCTATTGGCTAAGATACCTATCCTAAATGTTGTCGGTACTGCTATGGGTATTTACAGGGTTCAGATGGCATTAGCAGCCCAGCAAGGCATGGTTCTTACAGGGGTTGTTGCTAGGTTGAGGGTAGCTCTATTCTCCTTGTGGTCAGCTCTTGGCCCCATAGGTTGGTTAATACTGGGTATATCAGCTGCTGCAGGAATTGGCATCCATATGTGGGGTAATTATACCAAATCTTTACAAGAAGCAAAGTCTCTTGGTTTTGGTGACTTTCGTAAAGCTCAAGAGGGTATCTCTAGTAGCACAGAAGATTCTTCAGGGGCTTTGGAGGATCAAGCTGACGCCATGAAAAAGGCTGGTAAGGCTGCAGCCAAGAACTTACAACCTTTTGATGAGATTAATCAATTACAAAAGGATGCCGCAGGGGCTGGGTCAGACTTGGCTGACGCTCTAAGTATCGGAGACATATCTATGGGGGCCATGGACTTACCAAGTCTAGACGCAGGTATGGGTTTAACTGGAGATTTGGACCAAGCCAAACCTACCCTAGCTGGATTTTGGGATTACTTAAAGCAGGGGGCTGTTGAGGCTTGGGATAAGGTAAA